TAAACGTTCACTGTCTGGCCTGTGGGCTTGGGCTCGCGCTTCAGAGACTGCAGATATCATTGCTCTAGAGTCTGCGACTCTAGCTATCTGGGGCCTGAAATATGAATCGCGAGAGGACAGTAATAAAGATGCATGGTTCCTGGTTTAATAAAGAAAGGAGTAGCTGTGGGACGCATTAAGCGATTTTTTGGTTTAGAAAAGCGTGGTGTGTCGACTCCGTTGTCTATTCCTAAATGGCAGGAACAGTACGTGCTGTTTGGCTATGATAGGCACGTGAACGGATACGGGCCTAAGACTGAAGGTGTACCGAACGATTTCGATTACTACGCTTCTCGGCTGTATAAAGCCTCTAGCGTGGTTTTTGCGGTCGCTCAGGTACGTATGCGCACGTTCTCTCAGATCACGTTTAAGTGGCGTCCGCTGGACGCTGCTAGCGTGACTCATAGCCTTTTCGGTTCGCGTGACCTGAAGATTTTAGAGAATCCTTGGCCTGGCGGTAAGACAGGTGATCTGCTCGCCAGAGCAATTCAGGACGTGGATATCGCAGGGAACTTTTATGCGGTTAGAGAGGTCGGAGCGGATGGACAGCCCCGGTTACGGCGCTTACGCCCCGATTGGGTTGATATTGTTCTGACTGCTGACCCCGACATGGCTGTTAAGTCGGATGTTGTCGGGTACCGATATTACCCTGGTGGTTATGGCTCTGGGGTTACTCCGCAGGATTATGTGGTTGAGGAAGTGTGCCACTGGGCACCGATCCCTGACCCGTCCGCACAGTATAGAGGCATGTCCTGGCTGACTCCTGCACTGAATGACATTCTGGTTGACCAGGGAGCCAATAAGCATAAGGTTAACTTCTTCCGCAAGGGTGCGGTACTATCCACCATTTTCATGATGGATAAGGGAGTGACTAAGGAGCAGACGCGGGAATGGCGAGACGAGATTACCGCTAGCCATGCTGGCGCGGATAATGCGTTCCGTCCGTTGTTCCTGGGCGGCGGATCTGACGTGAAAGTCATCGAGACTGACTTCTCGAAGATGGATCTTAAAGGGCTGTCTGGTACGGCTGAGACGCACATTGCGGCTGCTGCGGGTACTCACCCTACAGTGGTTGGGCTGTCTGAAGGTCTAGGCGGCTCTTCGCTGAACTCTGGTAACTTCAAGGTGGCTAACCGTGGCTTTATCAATGGCACTATGCATCCGTTGTGGCAGAGCTTTTGCGACGCTTTAGAGACTGTGGTACATAAGCCGAGTCCGCGTAAGCGTAAGGGCAAGGGTGGGCCGGTTCGGCTCTGGTATTCAGATACTGATGTTGCGGCTCTTAATGATGACCGGAAAGAAAAAGCGGAAATCATGTCGTCTGATGCGACCATGCTTAACACTCTGGTTCGCGAGGGATGGACTGCAGAGTCAGCGAAGGAATACACAGTCACAGGGAATGTCGACGTTCTGGAGCATTCAGGCATGGTTTCTGTGCAGCTCTATAAGCCAGGACAGGACGCTGCTAGCGTAGCCGAAAACATGGATGACGCAGTGGTTCATGATCCCGCAGAAGGGAGTATTAAGGATGCTAAAAAGTAATTTCGAGTACCGTTCTGCGGTTGCTGAGGCTAGCGGTGAAGATGACAAGGTGACTTTAACAGGTCATTTTAGCGTCTTCCATTCGTTTTATCCTGTAGAGGATCGCAGCGGAGTTTACCTGGAGCGGATCGCCCCTGGAGCGTTCGAGGAGACGCTGAGGAACACTAAGCCCAAGGTTCTTTTCGAACACGGTTACGATCCTCAGATTGCCCGTAAACCGATCGGCACGGCAGTTCTGGTAGAGGAAGACACCAGGGGTGCTAAATACAGTGCAGATCTGTTTACAGAGGCGTCTTACGTCAGGGATCTTCTACCCGCTATTCGAGCTGGCGAGTTTGGTACTAGTTTCGGTTTCGTGGTTGACGATAATGGCGACGAGTGGAACGAGCGGCCTGCAAGATCTGCCCATAACCCTAACGGGCTCCCTGAGCGGACTATCACTAAAGTGAAAGTCCATGAGTTCTCCGTTGTGTTAGAGCCAGCTAATCCAGAGGCTACGGCTTCTGTCCGATCTATCAATAACAGGTTTGGCGCTCTTCATGAGCGTTCAATGCACGCAGCAGGTGAAAAGGTAGAAGTGGCTTCAGATGCTGCAGACACAGAGTTTGCGGATCTTGGAAAGCCTACCGAAGCAGCCTCAGAAGTGCGCAACAGTAATACGCCTGATAAAGGCATTGAAGATACTACTAAGAAAGGTCCTCGCATGTTTAAGACTGTTGAGGAGCGTAGCGCACGGCTTTCCGAGATTGCTACGCGGTTAGAAGAGATTGCTTCTGAGTATGGCGAAGCGGAGCTGCCGGAAGATGTTCAGGCAGAAGATGCTGAGCTTCGCTCGGAGGTTAAGCGTTTAGAGGCTGCTAACGCTGCTGTTGAAGAGCGACGCGCGATGGTTTCGCGTCTGGCTAACTCTGGCAGTGTAGACGCTGTTCGAAACACTGGTCCTGCTGTCCACACTACAGAGCCTGTTTTTGATACTGAGGAAATCCGTAAGGCATCGTATAACGGCGACGAGTACCGCACTCGCCTAGCTGAGAACGCGGTCCGGATTATCGAAAAGGCTAAGTACAGTGGATCGGACAATGAGGCTCGCGCTAAGGCTGATGTTGAGCGTATTGTCCGTGGTGATGAGAGCGGCGAGCTTGCGACTAAAATTGCGCACACTGGCTCTGACGAGTATCGGCGCGCTTTCACTAAGTGGGTGGGTCGTAAATACCTGAGCCCTGATGAGCAGCGTGCAATGGCTCTAGGCACTGACTCTGCGGGCGGTTTTGGTGTCCCGCACGAGCTTGACCCCACCATTATCCTTACCTCTGATGGCACTATTAACCCGCTTCGCCAGCTTGCGCGTGTGGAGCGTATTACGGGTAAGACTCTGCAGCTGGTGACTTCTGCTGGTGTTACGGTTACTCGTGATACTCCGTTCCCCGGTGAGGCTGTGCCTGTTACGGATGGTTCGCCTACGCTTGCGCGTACAGAGTTCAACGCTGGCCGTGTCTCTGCCTACCTGCCGCGTTCTATCGAGATTGACGCTGCGTATTCTAGTCTAGATTCTCAGCTGACATCCGCGCTGATGGAGGCTAAAGAGGATGAAGAGGCCGCGACGTTCGTTACTGCTACTGGTAATGGTCTGACAGGTGTTGAGGGTCTGAACCAGCTTAGCTCGGTCGGTACAGTTACTCCGCTGGCTGTTGCGGATACTCTTACTTGGGCTGACATCTACGGGCTAGACAATGACCTGGCTCCGCGTCACCGCCCTAATGCTAAGTGGCTTGCGAACAACACTGTTTACAACACTGTTCGCCAGCTGGATGACAACCTAGGCGGCGATGGTTGGACCACTCGCCAGGGCTCGCGTCCTGCGACGATTAACGGCCACGATGCGCTAGAGCTGTCTACGCTTTCTGGTCTTGATTCTACTACTAACCCTGGTCTGATCTACGGCGACTGGCGCAAGTTCCTTATTGTTGACCGTATCGGAATGGTTCTGAAGCGAATCGATGTGGTTACTGTGCCTAACAGCACTGACCCGACCGCTAACGTTCCGAATGGTCAGGAGGCACTAGTTGCTTTCTGGTGGAACGGTGCTGGATTCATCGACCCCAACGCATTCCGTGCGCTGCGTAACCGTGGCGCTGGCGATGCATAGTCGATATCAGGGAGGCTCCGCAATGGGGCCTCCCTGCCTATAGGAGGTTATTTCATGGCGCGTGAGGTTTACGAAGCTAAGGCTAGTTTTATTGCCACTGTGGATGGTGTGCCTGTGTCGGTCCGTAAGGGTGACACTGTGCGTGCAGGTCACGAGATTCTTAAGGGCCGAGAGGCTCTGTTCAACAGGCAGACTGTGCGTTTCGAGACTGCTAGTGCTCCTCGCGGTCGGCGCAAGCTGGAGACTGATTAGAGGGTGACTGATGGCTTTACAGGAATACACGGACCTGGAGACTATGAGGACGTATCTAGGGCTGCAGTCTACAGAAACTGATGGTTTGCTGACTGAGGCTATCTCTAGTGCTTCTCGCGAGGTCGATAAACGCTGTAACCGGTATTTCGGTAAAGCTGATGAGCCGTCCTCTAGAGTTTTCGATGTTGAGGGTTCGGGGATTGTTTTCATCGATGATGTGGCTGAGCCCGATAGCCTGGAAGTGCCTGGACTGTTGACCTACGTGGCGCTACCGCGCGGCGGGATCGTAGATGGTATCCCAGGCCACCCTATTACCCGTATCAGGTCTGGGTGGCTCTGTGAGGGCGACACAGTGACGGTTACGGCTGTCTGGGGGTGGCCTGATGTCCCGGATGTTGTCAGGGAAGCTACTAAGATGCTGGCTGCTGAGACGTTCATGCAAAAAGACACTCCGCTAGGAGTTAAGGGAATGGACGAGTTCGGGACTCTCAGAATGCGTGACCGGCAGACAATCATGTCTAAGCTTGGCCTGTATGACAAGTACAGGATTAAGGGGTTGTAGTGCGGTTAGGTGAAATCAGAACGAGACTGGCTGATGCTATTAGATCTGCCAGACCTGATCTGAACGTGTATGCGACTGTGCCAGGTAAAACTATGGTCCCTGCTGTGATTATCGCCCCTAACGACAAGCCTTCAGCCAGGTTAGATGTAAGCATGGGTTTGGGGCCGATTCGCTATTTCCTGAACCTGTATGTTCTAGTCCAGTTCACCGAAATGGACAGCGGACAGGACAAGCTAGACGAGTTGATCGACCCTAGTAATCCTGAGAGTGTGCTTTCGATTGTCTGGAATTCTGATCTCGTGGGGGACGCTGATATCTCCTTCTCGGAGATTCGGGAATATGGCGGTGAATTCCAGGCCGCGAACGTTCCGCATATTGGAGCTAAGATCCCTATTGAGGTTTACACATGCTAAAGAAAAAGAAATATCGTGTGATCGGCAAGCTTCCTATTTTTGAGAATATGCCTGGGAAAGTTTTCGAGGCCAGCATACCGCGAGATCAGGAGCAGCGTCTGATTAAAGCTGGTCACATTGAAATCACTAGAAAGGTAAAGGAAGATGGCGAAACCGCTAATTCTTAAGAACTGCTTCTTTGAGGCGGATGGCGTAGACCTTACTTGCGAGGTCCGTAGTGTCGAGATTGCGTTATCTAAGCCTGCTGTAGAGGCTAACAGCATGTGCGGCAAGTCGAATGCGCACGGCATGGAGGACAGTACTATCACTGTCAATTTCAAGCAAAATTTCGATACTGGTTCTGTCGACGATACTTTCTGGGGCCACTGGGCTAATGAGACTGAGTTCCCGGTGGTGATTCGTCCGATAAAGGATGAGCCGGTGTCTGCGACTAACCCGAACTACACTGCAACGGTGAAGGTGTTTGATTACACTCCGCTTTCTGGTTCGGTCGGTGACCTGGCAGAGACCAGTATTGCTATGCCTGTTGAAGGCGCGGTAGGTAAGGAAACCGAATAGGCGGTTAAGGGCTGTGGTTGTTGCTGTACGGATCGAAGACAGGGGCTCTTTCAGGGCCGCTGCCGATAAACTCAAGAGCATGGACAAGTCGTTAGCTCGGGAGCTTACTTTCGTTCTGCGTAAACAGGTACAGCCCTTAATCGTTGAACAGCGTGCGGCTGTTAGAGCATTACCTGTCAAGGGCCGCTCTGGCAGCACTGGGCTGAGGAATAAAGTTGCTCGCAGTGTCAGGCTGAAAGCTGCTGTGAGCAGGCAGCCAAATCTGCGGATTATTACTGCGATGGCTGAAAGCAAATTGGCTTTCGCTCCTCGCGGGTTAGATACCGAATTTTCTGGATGGCGCGCGCCTCTATTCGGTGATCGACACAGATGGTATCAGCATAAAATGCGCGGCCCTAGCTGGTTCATGGGGCCTGCTGAACGTTCACAGCCACGTATTCAGGCTGCCGTTATTAAGACGCTGAATAGCACTGCGGAAGACATTGCAGCTGCTGCAGCAGCATATAGAGGGAGATAGTTAGACATGGGTTACGTATCTGTTGAGTCGATTCTTAAGGCCGATGACAGGGAAGTCAAGGAAGTGGACGCGCCCGAATGGGGTGGCACCGCTAGACTAATGGCTATGTCCGGCGATGATCGCGACAAATTCGAGGCGCGAGTGGCTGAGGGCCGGGAGGATGGCACTATCAACATTGTTGGTATGCGTGCCCTGTTAGTAGGACTCTGCCTGGTTGACGAGAATGATAAGCGTCTGTTCTCTGATGACAGCCTTAAGAAGCTGGGTAAGAAGTCTGCTAAGGTGCTTGGACGACTGTTTGACGAGTGTGTCAAGCTGAACGGCATCTCTAAGGCAGATCAGGAAGAGATGATGGAAAATTTCGACGCAGACCAGAGCGAGTCTTCTACCACAGGCTAGCCCTGGCTCTGGGTATGCGGGTGCCTGACATGCTCTCTGTGATGTCCAGTAGGGAGCTGTCAGAGTGGCAGGCTTTCGAAGCACATGAGGGACCTATCGGCCGTAAACACGATTCAGAGATGCTTATGCAGATTCAGGAGCTGCTGCAGATTCTGATTCGCGTAACAGTCGGAACTAACGAACAGGGCGATTCATTCGAGGTCCGCCCACCTGCGCGGCCCTGGTGGACCAGGCCAGAGCGGGAACTCTCAGAGGAAGAACAGGCCGAGATTGAACAGGCCGAAATTGCCAGATTCAACGCGCTACTAGAGGGAGGTTAGCGAGATGGCAACAACCACATCGCTAGGCTTCTCGATTTTCACTACCTACAAGGGCTCAGGAGCACGTAAGGCAGCCTCGGAGCTAAACAGGGTAGCCCAGACAGCACAGGACGTTGGTAAGCTCGTGGCAGCCTCTTTCGGGGCTGCCTCACTGGCTGTCACCGCGTTAGGTGCTTCAGCTCTCAAAGCTGGTATTGAGTCTAACGCTCTGCAGCAGCGTACAAACATGGCTCTGGAGACGCTGTTAGGTTCTACTCAGGCCGCGCAGGAGCAGATGAATAAGCTGCGTGCTTTCGGCGCTGAGTCGCCAATTGCACTGCCTGTGTGGATCAGGGCGCAGCAGCAGATGATTTCATTCGGGATTGAGACTGAAAAAGTTGTCCCAATGCTTACAGCTATTCAGGATGCTGTGGTTGCTGCTGGTGGCACCGAAGAAGAGATTAAGGGTGTTGTTCGGGCGCTATCACAGATGGCATCTAAGGGCAAGCTTTCGGCTGAAGAGCTTAACCAGATGGGTGAGCGTGGCGTTGACGCTGCGGGTGTTGTCGCCCAGGCGATGAACACTACAGCAGGCTCTATTCGATCTGCGATCACTGAAGGCACCCTGTCTGTAGAGGATTTCTTCGATGGGTTCATTGAGGGATCTAAACAGGCTTACGGTGGCGCTGCGGAGAATCTGCGGACAACATTCACAGGTACTCTAGATAGGCTTAAAGGCGTTCACCGACGTATCGGTGAAATCTTCGCTACTCCGCTGGTAGATCCTAACGGTGGTGGTGCTCTTGTAGAGATCGGTAACGCGGTCGCGGATATGCTGGGTAATTTCGAAGATGCTGCCAGGCCGCTGGCTGATTCTATGAGTCAGGCTATCGCGCCTAGTGTTGATAAAGCTGCAGCAGCTATCCGTAATTTCGGTGAATCGATTACTACTGATAAGCTGCGAGAGTTTGTCGATACTGTACGCAACGCTATGCCGATTATTACGGCGTTCGCTGTTGGCGGTATCGCGAAAATGGCATCTGGTTTCATCGGCGCGATTCCTGGTTTAGGTGGGTTCGCCGCTGCTCTTAATCCGGTAGCTACTGGTATCACCGCGCTAGCGATTGCGTCTCCTGATCTGCGTAACGCTCTGGTGGATGTGCTGCACGCTATCACTCCGATGATCGGTCCTACGACTGATCTAGCTATTGGGCTAGCTGACCTAGCGGGTACTGCTATTTCTATCCTGGCTCCTGCCTTGAGCAATACAGCCTCGATTCTGGCTGTACTGACACAAAACTGGAAAGCAACGTTGATTGTTGCTGCCGCAGTGTCTGCTGCTCTGATCGGCATGTCTGTATCTGCGGGTGCTTCTGCGCTTGGAGTGTCCAGGCTGGCGCTGTCTATGTACATGCTGCGTAGTGCTATGGCTGCACACCCTGTGCTGCTTATGGCTGGCGTAGTGGGCACGGTTGCTGTCACTACTGGTGTCCTGGTTAATAAGCTCGCAGAGCTGAACAGGGTTACTGTCGATTTCGACAATAATCTAGGTGGCGCGTTCTCTCAGATCGCGTCTACTGGCCGTACGTCGCTTATTGGACTGTCTGGTGACCTGGACACGCTCACGAGTGGCCTTAAGGCAGCAGATGACGCCATTCTCACTTTCAAGGGTGAGATTATGGGGCTGGAGACAGACACTGAAGGTCTGATGTGGTGGGAGAAGCTCTTCGGGGATAAGGAAACTATCCCTGTTGAGGAAATCTCCGAGATGAACCAGCAGATTCGCGAGCTGGATATCGCTATGGCAGAGGCTTACGAAAGTGGGCTCTCTGAGAGCGAAATCCTCGGGATTCTGCGGAATGATTTCGGTGCCACACAGGCACAGATTGAGCAGCTTCTACCACTGTTCTTCAACTATCAGGAAGCAATTGACAAATCAGAGCGTGAGCAGGCCGCTTTCACTGCTGAAGTTGGCGAATCAGTCGCTGCACTGCAGGGACTGGCTGACGAGATGGCAGCACAGACTGACCCGATGTTCGCGCTTCGGAATGCTCAGGAATCAGCACGTGAGGCTCAGGAGGCATACAACGATGCTGTCTCTGAGCATGGCGTGAACTCGAAGGAAGCTACAGACGCTGCTATCGCGTGGGTCTCTGCTGAGATGGGAGTCATTGAGGCTACCGAGAAGGCGGCTACGCTGCTAGATGAGGGTCTGAGTCCTGCGCTGCAGCAGATCTTGGAACAGTCTGGTATGTCAGCTGAGGCTATCCAGCTAGTGGAAGAAGCTATGCTTGACGCTGGCTCCGAGGGTCAGGAACTAGCAGATAACATCCACAGTATTACTCAGCAGATGCAAGACGATTGGGGAACACTAGGTGTTGCGTCTGCTCTAGAAATGCGAGGCATGTCCGAAGAGGCTGCCTGGTGGGCTGCTAGCAGTAAGGCCGCGATTGATTCTCTGATCGATTCTGGCTGGTCTTTCGAGGATGCTATTGCTGAAGTTGCGCGCCGCTCTGGTGTGTCAGTTTCTCAGATTGAGAAATGGTTCGAAGAGGCGCGAGCTGCCGGTCTTGAATTCGAAGACGACTACGGCGCTCACATGTATGTCTCTGGAGCTGGAACGGTTCTAAGCCGTCTCCAGAGTATCAAGAGTGCGCTTAGCAGACTTCCACGGTTCAAGCGGATTGATGTTTCAATCGGGCAGGTCGGGAAAGTTCCGAGGTTCGCCTCTGGCGGACCTGTTATTGGTGCAGGTACCGGAACTTCAGACAGTATCCACGCTATGCTGTCTAACGGCGAGTTTGTGATTACTGCTGACAGGGTTAAAGCCCTGGGCGGTTTCAGTGGCACTGAGGCGCTTCTGCGGACGTTCGCAGGATTCGCTAAAGGCGGTCCGGTCTCAGATGAGCGTATGCCGTCGTATTCGAGAGGCGGACCTGTACGAACTCTTCCTAGCCAGCCGAGAAGCGGCGACACGTATCACTTCCATTTCAACGGACCTGTGGCTAACGAGCGACAGGCTGAAGAGATGTTTGTGAAGGCGTGGAAGGAAGCGAAGCGAAAGAATCGTATTAGTTAGGATACTGCTATGGCTGATTTAACAGCTGAGAAAGTCACGTCTGCTGGCCTAGTGGCTACTCTGCACAACGCAGCGTCAGGTGGGGATACGTTCCCGTTCGGCGCTGTAGTTCGGGTATCCAATGGCGGTGAATCAGAAGTTACTGTAACCGTAGTTACTCCGGTAACCGTCGATGGTCTCGCAGTGGATGATAGAGATATTCCAGTTGCTGCAGGCACTGCAGTGTATATTCGCCCGACAGTGGATTACAGGGATGCTGAGACTACGACAGTGCAGCTCCTGTATTCAGATGTCACAGGCGTGACCGTGGAAGTTATCAACTAGTTGAAAGGTGAGCCCATGTCGAGTCGAGTACCTGTCTATAAGGCGTTTATTGATTGGTTTGGGCACGGTGGGCTCGCCTTCAGCCCTGGTATTTGGAAGTCGTACGGTAGTGTGCCAGCAGGTATTAGTTATAGCTGGGAGCAGACCTACGCGGGTAATTCTTCGATTCGTGTTGATTTCCCCGCACACGGCGGCAGTACCTACAATTCACGAGTATTCGCATACGCAGGGAGCACTAGTTTAGCTGGTGTGAATAGTAGCATCTGGGTTTACGTTCCTGCAGGACAGCCTGACGTGTTTCTACGGTGGCGCGAATCCGAAGACGCTGATTCTCTTAAAGCCGACGTAATCACTCTAAAAGATCAGTGGGTGAGATATGACTATCCGGAACCAGAAGGTACAGCAGAAACCAGGGGTTTCTTACTGTACAGCACTGATTCGTCCGTACCCACTACCTGCTATGTCGGTATGGTCAATACGCTATCAGAACATGATGACGTGTCTTGTGACGTGCTATTTACCAGGACTCCCCCGGATATTGTTTACGGCCGCGACGCTGCCAGAGATCTTAGTGACATCCGTGTCGGTGAGGTCGGTTTAGAGCTGGACAACCGGAGCCGTAAATACACTGTCGGCAATCCTGATTCCCCTATCTCCGGTAGTCTGATGACTAACAGACAGGTTGTTTTGACTGCTGAATATCAGGACAGGCTGCATGTACTTTATAGCGGTTTCACTGATGATTATCGTCTCAGAGCTGGACTGAATTCACAGTCTGTGGAAGTCCCGTGTATTGATCTGCTAGGCAGGCTGAATGAGACTACTATTAGCACTGCGCTGCATCCTTCTATCCGAACAGGGGACGCGGTTAAAGTCGTCCTAGAAGCTGCCGGTGTGCCTGTAGATGACAGTCTGATTGATTCTGGCGCTACTGTTTTACGCTGGTGGGCGGTTAGCCAGACTAGCGCACTGCAGGTGCTGAATGATCTTGTCAAGGCTGAGGGTCCGCCTAGCCTGTATACGGTAGTCTCAGGTAACCGAGTCGCGTTCAGGGACCGACTGCACAGGCAGCGTACGAACTATCCGACTACATCGACTGTTGATCTAGTGGGTTGTGATTCTCCTGGTGCTTTAACAATTCGAGATGACTCGGATGTTAACTATGCGTGGCGTGAGACTGTCAATATCGTGAACGTCAAGTATGACCGTACTAGCATTTCTGGCGAGTACAGCCGAGTATGGACTATGCCTGGCGCTACGTCATGGGGTGGCGATATTGTTGCGGCTGGCTCACACTACACGTTCACAGGTTCAACCCCCGCAGGGTACTATGATGCTCAGGAGCCTATCAAGGGCGAGCTAGTAGTAACAGTGAATGAGGGACCAGATTCAACTAACGTAGTCTCCGGTATTGAGCCAGAAGAACACGATTACGTACAGGTCAGAGGTGACGTGTCTTTAGTTGACATGGCTACATCGGGAGCCGATATCTCTGTGACTCTCTCAGATGACACAGTGGGATTCGGCTCAGTATCTACTATCCGTGACCTGGGTATCAGGGCTAGACCTGTCATTAGTGAGTCTGTGACAGTCTCTGAGACTAACGCTAAGGTTGTGGATCAGTACGGGGCCGAAAAGTCGTTAGATCTGGAAATTGGGCCTACCACTGATGCGGACGCTGCAGCATTAGCGGCTCTGATTCTTAAAAAGCGTTCCGCGCGTAGACCTACGATTACGGCTGTGATCCCTAACAGGGATGGCAGCTACACTGAGGCTCAGCTGTCTAGTGACTTGAGTGATCCCGTTCGTGTACGTGTCGATCAGTGGATGATTGACGATGATTACGCTATTGAGGGTATCCGCCATGAGATTAACGGCATGGGTACGGATCATGTCACTACCCTATACCTAGAACAGGTCAGGGCATCCAGAAATACAGGTAACCCGTTTACATTCGATGTTGAAGGTCAGGGTTTCGATGACGGGGAATTCGCCGGAGTCGATACCACTCCGGATACTGTTTTCATCCTAGGACAGTCTGAGCTTGACAGCACAGATGTTCTCACATATTAAGGGGATTTAATGGATGGCTTAGTGTATATCAATTACGGCAGGGTTATTGTTGATTGTCCTGCAGAGTGTGGTAACGCTTTCCTGGTGAAGCCTGGAGAGACTCAGAAGCACTGTAGGTCTGCTGGCAGATGTGATACTGTTTTTCAGTTACTGATTCCTTCTAACCTGTCAGAGCTGATGGCGGAGCTTGAGCGTCGACCAGACAAGTCGACTCGAAATTGGTTCCCCGTGGACCATCCTCTAGCTGTCCGTGCGGGTGCGCCTCATGGGCAGACAGTAGCAGATCTGGCTGCTGAATTTGAGCAGATGAGAGGAGTAGGTTAGTGGCTTGGCTAGCTCCGATGACTGCTGTAGCTAATGAGCCGTTCGCTGCCTCGCAGTTCAACACGTATGTCAGGGATAACCTGATGCATCTTAAGACGCTAGCGGACAGTACAGAGGCGTACGCTGAGGATAACAGAGCATGGTCTCGTATTGGTTCAGTGTCTGTGAGCTTCTCGGATCAGGATGCACACACGCAGACTGTCCCGTTCGGGTTCACTTTCCCCTCTGCTCCTAGAGTGTTTCTGAACATTCGCAATGCTAGCGCTGCTGCTGCGAGATGGGACGCTAGAGCAGACGTGTTGGACGTTGATAGTTTCCGCCTGTTTGTTTATTCTAACCAGGCTGGCTCAACGAGTTCATGGCCTGGTGTGACTGTTGACTGGCTAGCAGTCTACCGACCGTAGAAAGGAGTAGGGTATGCCCTGGACAGATCCTGTGACTTTCTATGATGGCGATCCTCTGACAGCAGCACAGTTGAACACATTCATTCGTGACAATCTGTTAGAGACCGGGCCTGGTAAGGCTACTACTGCTAGCAGACTAATCACTACTGCGAATGTGAATCAGATTGAAGAACGGCAGTGGTCGCACGCTTACGCGGGTGCGAGTCTCACTGTCGATAATAAGTTCCCGTCTATTGAAGAGAATGAGGGCGAAGCTCTCGGGCCGTCTCTGACAGTGGATCATGGCGGGCAGATGCTGATTATGTACGACTGCCGAATTTATGTGGATGATGAGACAGGGAACGCCATGTATGCGCCTGTGGTCAATGGTGATCTACCCGAGACTAGTAATTATGCGGTCCGGTCAGGGCGAGAGGGTATCCAGAGATCGGGCGGCTGGTTTCTGTGGGAAGGCGAACCAGGGCTAGCAGAAATTACTATGGCGTACGGGATCTACGGAAACGGCACGGTAGCCTCCTACGCTTACAGGCTGCTATCAGTATTGGCTTTCTAGGAGGTTTTAATGGCTTGGGTTGCGCCGTACACGTTCGTTGCGGGTGTGCTGACTGCTGACGATCTTAACGCCATGTTGAGAGACAACATGAACGAAACTGCTCCTGCCAAGGCTAGGCAGCGGAACAGCTATTTTTCGTCAACGGGTGCGAATGCGTTAGCTGAGCGTCGGATGATTCAGAAATCAGCTAACGGGCAGATTAACATATCGTCTTCTTCATACGTGACTGCTGCGGATGGACCGTCTCTCACAGTGCAGCACTCTGGAAGCCTGCTCGCCATGTGGTCTTGCCGTATGTTTGTCAGCTCTGGAGTAGACCGGAATAACCCCGCCTCCTGCTCTGTGAGCCTAGCAGGTCAGCAGTCAGGGCTAGACAGGTGGGCAGCCCGCCACCCTGGGGACAGGGCGGACATTAACCGAGTATCCAGCTACAACCTGTTTACAGGTCTACCGCCTGGAGAATCGACAGTAACACTCGTATACAGGGTGTCTTCGGGCTCAGCCAACTTTGCGCAGAGACAGCTAATCGTCATGCCGTTCTAGAGGGAGAATCAATGGCTTGGAATGTTCCGTCAGTGTTTGTCGCAGAACAGCAGCTCACTGCTGCGGCACTGAATTTGTATCTGCGGGACAACCTGCTAGAGACAGAGACAGCTAAAGCCACAGAAGCAGGGCAGTTGCTGGTTACTGCGGGTCCTAACTCTGTGGCTATGCGGAAACCAATTGAACACTCAGTGAATGAGACTGTGACGACAACTAGCACAACACCGGTTACGCTGTCTGGTGGACCGTCGGTGACTTTTACTCATGGTGGTGCGTTCTGGGTCCTGTTTTCGTCTCGTATGCGTGTCTCTTCTGGACAAGGCGGGCCGAGTGATCTGGTCTATTGCGGTCCAGAGATTGTAGGAGGCCAGGGTGCGTCTGTCCGTAGAAGTATCCAACATGCTGGAAATCCAATTGTTAGATGGTCTGGTCACTTCTTGTGGAGTGGGCAGCCTGCGGGATCTACGACAGTGCGGATGAGGTACTGGGTTGCTGATTCTGCACTAACGGGGGAATATTTAGCTAGAAATATTACAGTCATTCCGTTCTAAGGATAGAAAAATGAATGATGAGCCTGGGCACAAGGTCACTGTCACAGACATGTATAACAAACTTGAATCTGTTGGAGATGACGTTAAGAGGCTGTTAGAGCGGGAGGATACCCTGAAGCTTGGCAGCAGGGTAGCCAGGTTAGAGAAAATTGTTTACTGGGTGGGTATCCCTGTCGGTTCTCTGTCAGCAGTCGTATTAGGTTTCGACACTCTGCTAAAGCAGCTATCGTGAGGGACAGCCTATGGACATTATGCTAGTTACTGGCCCACCTTGCGCAGGCAAGACTCGGTATGTCCGAGAGCATAAACATCCTGACGATATCGTGATTGACGCTGACCTACTGGCGCAAGCTCTCGGCTCTGGGTCGACTCACGATCATCCAGGGGCGATAAAGGCTCTAGCGGCCAAGCTGCGCGACGTAGCCAC